GATGCATACAGTATTGATGCCGCAGGTGAAATAGTAAACGTCTTGGAGAAGTACTCCAAAAAAACTTCCGGTAAAAATTATTCCTACCATATTGAAAAAAAGTTTCAAAATGGAACACGTAGAGACATTTCTGATCTTGGTTGTGGAGCATAAAGGGATATATAGTATGAACTAAAAATACTATACCATGAAATGACACTACTCACAATCGACTCTACTGCAGCCGCAGGTTCACAGTTTGGTGTGTTTGAAAAACTCACAGACTATGGAGCTCTTGGTCTCATTGTACTAGCCCTTGGCTATGTAGCTTGGATGTTTGTTAACAAGCTTAAGAAAGAGAACGAAGACCTAAAGAAGAAGGTTGAAAGCCTTCAGGAAAGACTCCTCGAAACAAAGCTTCACAAGTAATGCTTTTGCAAGTATCACCGACAGCGGGCGTCTTTGACGTCCTTGTGCAGTATGGTGTTCTGGGAATAGCCACACTGGGACTTGGTTGGGCATGTTGGAAACTTCTCCAGCGTCAATTAGATGCGGAAACCCGACTTAATGAAAAGATTGATGAACTTGATGTTCGCTTTAACAAGTATGTGGATGAGGATCACGGCAAACTTAAAGAGACCGTCGAGACTAATACTAAGGCATACTTGGAACTTCGAGACATGATTGTCATTACACACAAGAAATGATATGAAAGCAAAACTTTTGTACACAATGCTCATCGCTTCAGGGGCGATGGGCTTTGTTGTTTATCAAGTAGGATCAGCGGGCTCTGGCCACGTTGATGTCGTAGTTGAGAACAACGGCCTAAAGAATGAAAATGCTGGACTCAAGGCAGAGAATGCTGAACTCAAAGAAGAGAACGCATCTCTGGACTCCATGAATGAGGCTTTGACCTCTGATGCACTTGCTGGCAAAGACAGCCAGCTAATCGTCGATGCTGTCGCGAACAGGATCGAGGCCAAGATCGAGGCCAAATACCAAAATCAAATATCCACACTTCAAGATGAAAATCAACGTCTTAAAGAAGATCTTAGTGATCTTGATGCTACTGGTCGCAGGATCCCTCTCGGCCCAATCAAATAAGACTAAACAAAAATACCCCCAGACTAAAGTATATCGTGGTGACTCTGTTGTTATTCTTACTGTTGAACAGTCCGAAGAGATCAATCGCACGTTTAAGCAGCAGGTCGCAGCAATCGATTCATTCAGATCGATAACTGACACACTCATAAAGTACAAGGACTCTGTCATCGTAAAGTACGTAATGACGGACAGTGTCTTAAAGGTCACGGACTCGCTTAAGATTGAACTAGAGAAGTATAAGAAGAAAGTAGAAGAGGCAGCTCGTCTCGGACTCTTTGTCACATACGACTCTATCCGTGAGCAAGCCAAGTTTCTACCTTTTGACAAGGGTTCCAAGATCAATCTTAAAGAGACACAGACAGGTGTAAAGATCTTTGCAACCAGCTATTCGCAGTACACAACGTCTCGTCTATTGCTAGGGACTGGTCTGACATTTGTCAGCGGTCTAGCGTATGGAACGAGCAACGAGATCACCAACCATCCGTTTCAGTTTAAGAACACCTTTCCAAACATGCCGACTACTTTCTGGGACCATTACGGAAAGACCGGTCCAAGCAGCTGGCAGAGAGAAACACGTATCGGTAACCTCTGGTTTCGTTCCGACCTATGGCACATATCACGCGCAACCGGTGTATCTACAATGTGTATCGGTATTCCTATTGCTACTTATGAGTCAACCACTTGGAAACAACTGGTCATCAGGAGTTTGATCGTTTCGGCTGGCTATACCGCAGGCTACAACGTGGCAACTAAGCTAATAATCAAATAATCATGAAACTAGGAATATCGCTTTTCTTAACATTGGTCTCGTTAATGGTAGCAGGACAATGTCATTCGCAATGTAATGTGATTCAAAATGGCTCATTCAATTCTTCATGGTCTAACTGGACCAAGCAAACTGGCTGGGGAATTTCAACGTATGGCGGAAACTCTACATCGGCGACTAATATGATTGACAATTCGCCTGCGTCGGGTTATTCGATACAACAATCTGTTTCTAATGTGTCAGGCACAAAAGTTTGGAGACTAACTTTTGATGCTTATGCGCAGAGTCCTAATCCAGGGACTGCTTTCTTGGACTTCTTTTTGGATAACACACGATTTGTTAGACTTGTGAATGCGTCAGGTGCTAGTGGGGCAACATCTATACTTTACAACGGAGCAGTCTCGGTTTCAACTTCTAACTGGTCTTTCTCTACATGGAAAAGAGGATATTCTGTAGAAGTTCCATGGTTGTCAAATGACACTTCAGTAACATTAAAAGTTACTTTCATTTCTAACGGTTCACAGAGAGACTGGGGCGTCGATAACATTGAGTTGTGTCGATACTCCACATTACCGTTAACTGATGTTAAGTGGTCGTTGTCACAAGATAGTCTACGATTAAGCTTTTTGAAAAATGAAGATGATGTTGTACGCATATACACATTTGATGCACATAGCGGAAAGTCTGACCATGTCATTACTACCACGGGAATGCAGGTATCTGTCTTACATGTGTCGAAGTATTACCGCATAGTATCTGATGGCTTTAATAGAGTCATTGGTCCATTTCCTCTAATTGCTGATGACCCAAGGAAATACATACTATCTACAAAACAACTGCTTGGTCAGTATACAAATTAAAAAAACACCTAATTCATGAAAAAGTTTTTTATGCAACTCTTTGATGACAACAATTCCATCAATGAGAAGAGCGTCGTAGGATTCGTTGCATTCTTCTTCCTCTGCATCGCTTTCCTAGTTGACATTGTCACCGGCTACTCTGGTAAAGAGTTCGTTGTAAATGAGATCATCTTTGATGGTTTCATGGTGATGGTTCTTGGATCATTTGGTATTGCATCCGTCGACAAATGGATCAACAAGAAGAAAGATATCAAATCACCTGAGGACTCTGCACCTGAGGAATAAAAATAACAAACAAGTATGTCTTACACAAGAGAACAGATTGAAAAAGCGGTCAAGGCAAAAGGCTACGCCTGGTTTGAAGGAGCTAAAGACTATGATGTAAACATCGTAGGTGTCCGTAACTCTGCAACCGGAAACAAAGTGACCAACGTATTTGATGATCACTTAACAGTATCTTACAAAGTTGGCGGTGAGTGGAAATTTCACGTATGGTCAGCAACTACAGATCCTGGAAAGAAGGGCGTAATGGAGTATCATAACGCAGCCGGTGTGGCTCGTCTTGTTGAGGGTCAGTACCGCGGATCTCACGCGATCGGACTTCACCAAGGAAAGTACGAGGCTCTTAAGCAGGCCAAGAACGTAAAAGTCTACCGTGACGCAAACCGTGATATGACCTACAACGAGACTAAAATCGCAGAAGGCGTATTTGGCATCAACATTCACAAGGCCGGAACAGACTCAACTTATGTAGAGAACTGGTCAGAAGGTTGCCAAGTATTTAAGAAAGCTGCTGACTTTGAGTCTTTCATGGCAATCGTCCGCAAGGCAAAAGACATTCACGGAAATTCTTTCACCTACACTCTTATTGAATCTAGCGACATCAAGTAAAAACTTAAGGGGCTTCGGCCCCTTTTTTATCCAACCCTGAAACTTTTTTCAGATACCGAATAAAACTAACATCAGTTGGTTCCGGGGAATTAAAGTACTCTAGTAGCAACTGATAGCAAGGGTCCGCTTGGAATCGACAGGCAGATGACAGTTCTTTGAAGTGCAAGCCGAGCTAGATTGGAAGCTCGTTAATCTACCTATCAACAACACAACTGGCAACTCTTTTGTTACCGCTGACGGAAACGTCGTACTTGAAGGCGTAAGCCTCGAGTTTGCTGAGTACGCACTAGCTGCTTAAGCAACTGAGCGTCGACTGCTTAGATTCAACAAAGTCGAGAAACGGGCCTAGTTTGGGGCGCTGCCTATTAAAGTGAACCCTCCACAGTTGCTGGCTCTAGTGGCAAAAAGAGAACCAGATATTTTCGTCCGTTTAGAAAAAAGGAACAAGCTTGTGAATGACTTCTTGAGCGTTCTGCGCTGGACGAGGGTTCGACTCCCTCCGGATCCACTAGACTGAAGGGTGCCAATGGCACCCTTTTCTTGTCATAATATATAGTCTATAGCAAAAAGCTTCGGTGAAATGAATACAACACTTGAAGATATTGTTTTGGACATACTTGAAGACGGAGGATTCTCTTCTGAGCAATACATCGTTGATGCCAAACAATATGAAGTCTACGTCGACTTTGACGATAGAGGAGCAGTTGACTATGTGATAGGTATCTCCATGGAAGAGAAGTGGAGGGACCAGATCTCAGCCAACTATAAGAAAAATGGAAAAAGACATCGAGTATGTTTTTATCTATGGTGATGAAGCCGTAGATATATAGATTGAAAGAGCTAAAAAACCTTAGAT